TCTCCGATGCACCGGTTTCTTCGTTGCGTACCCAGTTCCAGAAACGATTATTCTTCATGGGTCGTTTCCTCCTTTTCATTTTTCTTTGCAAATGCACCTGCATCAGCAAGTTTGGTGAAGCTACCGTTTACGAGATACAGATTTCCGCCCTGTTCTTCCGGCACCAGATTCATATCCTCCAGTTCCCGAATGTCATTGGTGGACATCCAGCCGTTCTGTCTGGCGGTAGCATAGCCCTGCATTCTGGAAGCGTAGTCACCACGCAAAAGCCCCTCTACATTGAATTTGATGAAGTATTTGCCTTTCTCTGAATCGGAAAGCAGATCTTTCATCATGCCTTGCTCCCATCGAACAATCCACGGGTCAAGACTGTATTTCACGAAATCCAATGATAGATGTTCCACGTTACTGAATGTGGCATGGTCAAGATCGCCGATCATATGAAGCGGCACTCGATACAACCGGGCAATTTCCTCTACCTGAAACTTTCTGGTTTCCAGAAACTGTGCTTCATTGTTGGGGATGGAAATAGGCGTGTATTTCATGCCCTCTTCCAAAATTGCGGTATGATGCGAGTTGGAACCACCATAGGCACGCTGCCAAGCATCCCGCACACGCTCTGGATTTTTGATGACTCCCGGATGCTCCAACACACCAGATGGACTGGCTCCGTTGGCGAAAAAGGTAGAACCATAGTCTTCACAGGCAAGGGAAATGCCGATTGCATTCTTTGCAAGAGCAATGGGAGAATATCCCACCAAGTAGAGTAGGGAAAAGTCGCCTTGCAATATTTCTATTGTAGGTTTACTTATCCCTCTCCCCAAACCGTGCTTACACCTCTCGATGTACACGGCTTTCCATTGTTATTTGGTATTAGAAACTCTTTTGCTGTGAATTTTTTTATGGCACTCCTCGCAAACAACTATTGTTTTTCGCCTTTTGGCAATCATCACCTGTTCCCAAAATTCTTTCCCTTTCAGGTCTTTTACTTTGTGGACATGATGAATATCATAGTGTTCCGCATCGGTGCATCCACATAATTCACAGACTTTCGCAGCTAACCTTTGTTCAAAGACGGTTTTGGTTCTTGTGTGTTTCATTGCTGTTGTATCAATGGCATCTATTGAAAAACTTGATTCTTTACATTCACTAAAATTAGCAAAATAGCAATAGCAGTCACCTTTTTTGTTTTTATAGGCGATACGCCACTTTCCTTTTCCGTCCTTATTTCTCCTTATGATTTTTGCAATTGTTGTCTTGTGCTTACAAGCAAGGGTTTTCAGGCAGCTATATTCCATCAGATACGCAAAATAGTTCAATTTTCCAAAATTGCTTGCCAATGAGTAATAGTTGCATATTCCCCTTAATTCTGCGTTGTAAGCTGTGACAATTTCAAGGTCACTGCATCTTGTAAGAGCCAGACGTGTCCAAGGCTTGATTTCTCCATTCTTACTTTGATTGATTACTTTCTTATCAAATAAGAATCTCATAATCTTATCATTCAGCGGAATAGCTAACTCTGCCGTTTGACTTAACGTTCGCTGTGTTGTATTTCCTGCTTTGCGAACGTCATTATTCCGTCGTACTCTCACATCATAGCCTAAAAATCTTGCATAGTTGCTGCTGTGTGTAATCAAGGTTTTTTCTTCTGAAAGTTCCATTTTGAGCTCATTACAAATAAATTCTGACAGTCTTTGCTTTATTGTCTGGCAGTCCTCTTTACTGCCGTTTATTCCGATAAGAAAATCATCAGCATATCGCACATATTTAATTTTTTTATCAATCTGTGCTTTATAGGGGATTTTCAGCAATCTTGAACGAATTGCTTTTTTCTGCTTTATCAGCAGTTCCCTTTCCTCGCCCTCCGCTTGTTCAATCAGCGGATTTAACTTTCTCATCTGGTGTCTGACTGCTTCATATTCTTTGCTTGCGTAATTCTTTCCCTTGCAGTTGAACTCATTTGCAAGTTCGGTCACAAACTTATCAAGCTCATGCAGATATATATTGGCAAATATCGGTGAAACAATTCCGCCCTGTGGAGTTCCGCTGTAGGTTGCGTTATACTTCCAATCTTCCATATATCCTGCTTTCAGAAACTTCCATATCAGTTTAATCAACCTTGCATCCTTGATTTTTCTGTTGATAATCTCAACCAATTTTACATGATTGATATTATCAAAGCAGCCTTTTATATCTCCCTCTACAAACCAACGTATGCCATTGAAACCTTTTGTTATAGATTTCAAAGCGGTGTGACAACTTCTGTTCGGTCTGAAACCGTGAGAACAGTCCAGAAAAACAGGCTCATAAACTGCTTGCAGAATCATTCTCAAAACTTCCTGTACAAGTTTATCGGTAAAGGTGGGTATGCCTAATGGACGCTTTTTCCCGTTTGCTTTATTCACATACGCACGTCTTGACGGACTCGGCTCATAGCTTTCGGTTTGCAGCATATTGATAATTTTCATTATCTTTTTTTCACCGAAACCGTCAGCCGTGTCATTGTCCACACCTCTTGTTGATGCTCCACTATTGGCATATAGATTTTTATAGGCTACATAGTAAATATCTGGACGAAGCATATATCTGTATAATTTTGTAAACACTTCATCCTTATTTTTTTGTGAGTTTCTGTTTACTCTTTCTAAAATTTCAATCGTTGGTGTCATTGAGGTATTCCTCCCTAACTTCTTTTCATTTTAGTACATAACAACTGCGTTCCTTCGCCATGCAAGAGCCATTAACTCTCTCGGACTACTACGAACGCTCCGTTGCCTTTACGGATATTCAGTGTCATCTTCCTTGCTTTTTACACTTAGAATTTATCACCTTTCGGCATTACACATAGCCATTTGGCGTTCCGTTTTAGGCAATCCCCAGTTAACATAATGAGTTGGTATGTGAATTGTCGGATATGCTTTCGTTTCTTTACCACAGGTTCTCCTGCGGGTTACATGAGTTTATTGACAACTAAATGAACGACGGCTTTATCCATTCATACTCATGTCAAAGGTGTCAGATACTTTCCCTTGTCGTGGATTAACCGAAACTTGAAACTTGCCTTAACCAAACACAGGTTTATCCTCATATTCACTTAATGTTGCAGTTCAGTCGTGATAAATTATCTTTAATCAACTTACCGCTTTCCTGTTATGCTATACTCCCGGTCGATTTTCATCTTCCGATAAAACAGGTTATTTCATACGTTGTCTTGCATGGTAGTACCATCTTTCTACTTCTCACTATGCCCTATCTGGGCGCACGCCGTCATACCCAAGTCCGGGAATATGCAGCACATCTTCTGCCTGCAGGACAATATCGCCCTGCTGTTTCAGGTTTGGATTGGCTTCATCGTAGCGACTGTAGATGTAGACCAGACGATTTCGCTGGTCACGGTCTACTCTGACCTTATCCGGCATCAGCGGATACAGCCCCAATACATCTCCACGACCGTTTCGGATAATTTGTGCGTAAGCATTGCCGTAGATTAGCAGATGGGACATCAGGGTTTCTCGGAATACGAAAGATGTCATTTCCGGATTTGGCTGATCGTGGAGTAAAAAATAGAGCGGATGCCGTGGCACTCGCTCTTTTCCGTTTTCGGTATATTGGTAAACGTGTAATGGCAGCTGGGCAATCGCCTCCGACAGAACTCTCACGCAGGCATACACCACTGTGTGCTGCATGGCGGTGCGGTCATTAACTCGCTTACCACTGTTGGAACGTCCGAAGAAGTAACTGTAGCTGGGACTGTCGTAGCTGTTTTTCGGGTGATCTCGTCCCCGAAAAAATCCTCTCAAAATACGCATAATTCCTCACTCCTTACAAAATCAACATATCTCTTTCGTCATAAACACTTGTTCCATCCCCAGTACATCCACAGCGAATTGCCCGGTCAAGAGCCATGATCATGGCGACAGCACCGTCAATTTTCTCTGTGGATTTTTCTTTATCCGGCTTGATATTTCCGGCAGGGTCACGCCTGATGAAAATGTTATCCATCATCCACCGAAGAACGGGGTGTCCGCTGTGGGCAAGGGTCTGTTCCAGAGTCAGTTTCATCAATTCCTTGGTCGGTGGTGACATATCTTTGTAACCCTGCCCGAACTGAACCATTGTAAATCCAAGCCCCTCCAGATTCTGCGACATCTGCACCGCACCCCAGCGGTCAAATGCAATTTCTTTGATGTGAAACTTCTGTCCCAGTTCATCGATGAAGTTTTCAATAAAACCATAATGGACAACATTTCCCTCAGTGGTTTTCAGATAGCCTTGCCGTTCCCATACATCATATGGAACGTGGTCTCTTCGGACACGCAAAGGCAAAGTTTCCTCTGGCAGCCAGAAGTAGGGCAGAACGTAGTAATGCTCGTCATCATCTGTTGGAGGAAATACCAAAACAAAAGCTGTAATATCTGTTGTACTGGAAAGGTCAAGCCCACCGTAGCAGATTCTTCCTTCCAGTTCAGATTCATCAAAAGCGACCTTGCATTTATCCCATTTCTCCATCGGCATCCAACGTACTGCCTGTTTTACCCACTGATTCAAACGCAGTTGCCGAAAAGCATTTTCTTCACCGGGAGTTTCCTTTGCAGAATTACACGCCGCCACCACCTTATCCATGCCGATGGTCTTATCCAGACTTGGATTTGCCTTTTTCCAAACCTTCGGGTCAGTCCAATCTTCCGATTCATCTGCACCATAAATAACAGGATAGAAAGTCGGATCATGCTTTCTGCCTTCCAGAATGTCCTTTGCCTTTTGATGTACCTCATAGCAGATGCTGTTGGTGTCTGTACCGGCTGTGGTAATCAGGAAATACAAAGGCTGCATTCTCGCATCGCCGGAGCCTTTTGTCATAACATCAAACAGCTTTCGGTTCGGCTGCGTATGCAGTTCATCGAACACGACCCCGTGAATGTTAAAGCCATGCTTGGAATAAGCTTCCGCCGAAAGCACCTGATAAAAGCTGTTGGTTGGAATGTACACGATACGCTTTTGTGAGGTCAGGATCTTCACTCGTTTGGAAAGGGCAGGGCACATTCGTACCATATCGGCAGCCACATCAAATACAATGGCAGCCTGTTGGCGGTCGGCAGCACAGCCGTAAACTTCGGCACGTTCTTCGCCGTCACCGCAGGTAAGCAGCAGGGCAACTGCAGCAGCAAGCTCTGATTTGCCATTTTTCTTCGGGATTTCAATGTAAGCCGTGTTAAACTGACGATAGCCATTCGGTTTCAAGATTCCGAACAAGTCACGGATAATTTGTTCCTGCCAGTCCAGCAGTTCAAATTTCTTTCCAGCCCATGTGCCTTTGGTGTGGCTGAGGCATTCAATAAAAGAGACGGCATAGTCTGCCGCCTTTTTGTTGTACTTGGAATCCTCCGCCATAAAACGGGTCGGTTTAAATCTTGCCATTGTTCTCACCCCCCAACAAAAAAGACCTGCCAAAAAGCAAGTCTGCATCATTTATTTTAACGCCCTTAAGGGGCAGTTTTGTAATCGAGATTCTATCCCCATTGTAACCATGTTACCATACAAATTCAAGAATAGCAAGCGGCTAAATGGACAGAAAAAACGTCGAAATTTCTACGTTTTCTTGTGTACCATACACGAACAAAAATCAGGTGTACGACCGCCAGAGCCTTTCGGCTCCGGCTTGTGGGATTCGGTTTTGGAAAAATCAGTTGTACTGTTTCAGCAGGATCGCCAGTGCAGTTTCGGTTTCCTCATCCTCCGGCGGAATATTCATGCCCCGGTCGAAATTGAACACCGTTTTGCCATTCCGCCGCAGGGAGATTTTCGAGGCTCTGCCTTCCTCATATCCAAAAGTGGAAGGCTCCTCGTAATGTTTCACCCAGTAGTGAAAAGTGCTTGTTCCTACCTGAATTGTTCCTTCTGACCACATTGTTTTTTCCTCCAGTTTTCGTTGTTTTTGCCATTCGGCATGATGTATATTACCATAAACCAAAGGAGAAGTCAACGAAATTTCCGGCATATTCTGCACAAAGAGGAAGGCAGAAAATTGTGTATGATACCAACCAAAAAAGCAAGCCCCACGTTGCCCTGTGTGGGGCATTTGTGGGAAAGGGAAAACTACCCGGAGGATACAAAACTACGCCGGACAAGGGCAACACAGCGGCTATACGAGCCGCAGCCCCTTTCGGGGCTTTGGTCTTGGATTGTGGGTTTTGGGTTACCGTCCGGTCTGGCACACCTAACAGGTGCCCGTCCCCTCTGTCCCTTCGGGACATCTCCCCACCCCGTGGGGAGTCACCCATTCAAATTCGCAGGCGTTTTCGTACTCCTCATCAAAAAGGGCATCGTCGTCGATTTCCTTTTCCGTAAAGTCGATGCCGTCGATTTCCTCAAAGGTCGTTCCGTTTTCCTCGGCATCTGCCTTTGCAAGGCTTTCTGCGTTTTCCTCAACCCATGCGGTGAACTCCTCGTTGTCCATCCTGTCCTCGTTTTCGATCTCCAGTTCGTATTCGTAGTCCGCATCGAACCAGGTGATGACCGCCTTTGTGATTTCGGTTCTTTCGTTCCAGTCCGTTCTGTTTGCCATTGCTCTTGCCTTTGCGATTCCGTATGCTACCATTGTGTTTTTCCTCCGTTTTTTTGGTTGTTTTCCCTTTCGGTAACTGTATATTACCATACCTTTCGGCGTATAGCAAGCGGCTAAATGTACAGAACATAAGGCGATATTTCCGCTATATATTTGGTGGATTTGACACTGGATAAACTTGCTTTTTTATGGTAAAATACAGTACAATGGAAAAGGCATCTCGGAAAATTGCAGCCACCAACCAAGCCCCGCACAGTTCGCCTGTGTGGGGCTGATTTTGACTTTGGGCAGTTTTTTCGGCAAGTGCTCTGAAAGCCCACACAGGGCAAACAGGGCGGTTACATGGGGAACTTTCGGTGCATTACAGACAGGATTTTCTCCCGTTCCTCCGTGGAAACGCCGATGCTTTCCAGTGCCTGCCGAATGCCGCAGTCCGGGCAAATGGGCGTTTGGTTGTCCGTTCTGGAAAGTGCAGGCACACCAGAATATGACTTTCCGCAAAGTGGGCAGACTGCCGAAACTGGCTTATCCGTTTTCATGGTGGTACACCTCCCGTTCGCTGATGTCCATGGCTTTCCGCAGGTGTTTCAGGTCAAAACCGAACTGGCGGTATCCGTCCACACAGGTGCGGATGTAGGCAGAAGTGGGAATGCCCAGTTTCCGTTCCTCGTGCATGATATACACAAAGGCAGTCAGCTTTTTTCCGGTTTCTGCAATAGGAAGTTCCAGTTCCGTTTTGTAGTAGAAATGGGGATACCCCTCATAGCGGTCGAGGGCAAGTTCATCTCGTTCCGACACCGACCAGACTGCCGCCGGAACGGTAC